AGAGCCTAAAACAACACCAACATTCTGTCCCTTAGCGGTATCAACTGTGATGAAATCACCAGCCCACTTAATGAGCTTGCCACTAGCCGTTTTAAAGCTAGGATTGTCAGGATCATTGACCATCACAAGCGATTCTGTGAGTTTTTCAAGTTTAATCACTTGGTTGCCTATCGTAAACGATGTCTCGGAGGCGCTCTGACCAACTACTGTGATCTTAGGAAAAGCAAGAGCTGATCCCTGTACCCTCAAAACACCATTCCCAGTCAATGTCTGGGTGTCAGTGATTTTAAAAAACTTAGTAGGGTGGCAGGTAAAGGTAACATCAACCACCCAGGCACCAAATTCATCTTTTCCGATTTCAAAAGCGCTGACCTTGTAGCACCAAAGTTTAATTGTCTGTTCCTGCTCATTTTCTAGCCAGAATTTCTCACGGTTCAAGAGAGCAGAAAAACGGTAGATTTCTTCATCGCTCGGCTCAATTAGACTGATACGATAGGGCTTTTCTATCAGAGAGCGGTGTTTGTTGGATTGAACAATTGCACCACTGATACCGTCATGTTCTAACAAGGTTGTTTTAGACGCTGAAACCATAACACGAGGTCTGGTTTCAATTAAAATATCGCAAGAAAAAGACGATGTTCTCACACCGTCAATAATAAGCTCATTTAAAACTGTCATGCCAGACCTCCTCTCAAGTTTGATTTACGTTGCAACTCTTCAGCAATGCGATTACCAACTAGATCAGCTAACTTCCCTAAATCAGCTTCTTCCCTAACTGTCACACCAGAAAAGTTGACGTTGATATTGTTGTCAGTATTCATTGTGTTAGCAATACTTTGGCCGATAGCTCCAAGGGTTGACTTATTGAGTGGTAAAATAGCTTCTGCGCCAGCTTCTCCACCGACCATAGCACGCCCACCATTCATGCCAAATAGTGTAGGCTTGGTCATAATCCCACCTTTGGCATACCAGTCAATACCAATACTTGGCAAGCCACCTTTTAGCCAATCCAGAGGGTTAGCAGAACCACTAACACGGAAGTGTGGAAGTGGGATGTGTGGCCATCTGATTTGAAAATTGAACAATCCTTTGATGGCATTGATACCATTCGATACAGCATTTTTAGCCCCATCAATTGCCCCTGAAATGGCATCTTTTATACCATTCCATATGCTCGATGCAGTGTTTTTGATGCCATTCAAGATATTGCTAAATGTTCCTGAGATACCATTCCAAGCATTTGAAATGTATTGACCTATTGCTGACATAATAGTCGAAACAATTGACTGTATGCCGCTAAAGACACTTGAAGTCGTTTGCTTAATTGTTTCCCAAGCTCCTGACCAATCACCTGTAATGAGTTGCATAACCGTTTTGATGATACCAAGCACCAAATTGATTGCCGTCTCAACTGTTGTCTTGATGACTTCCCATACAGTAGTTATGATTAGTTGGATGTTCTCCCATACAGATTGCAGATAGGGTTGTAAAACTCCCATCACGGTTGTTATAACTGCTGAGATGGCATTCCACACCGTTTCTATAGTCTGTTTGATAAGAGCTTGATTTTCAGTAAACCAAGTGGATACCGTCCCCCAGATTGACATGATAAAATCTGAAATGCTTTGAAACACTCCTTGAATAAAAGGAGCGACAGTTTCCCAAACTCCTTTAAACCAATCTGAGATAGTCCCCCAATTTGTTATAGCCAAAACGATTGCCGTAATAGCAGCAATAGCACCAGCTATTGCTGCTACCACAATTCCAATAGGCGCACCTATCGTCCCTATGGCTATAACAAGAGGAGCAATAGCTCCTACTAGTAACATGACAGCTGCTGTGACAATTCCAAAAATAACAATGGCTTGCTGAATGCTTCCGTCAAGACTAGTAAACCAATTAACAGTAGCTTTAAGCATACCCATAAGTGGTTCTAAAGCTGGAATCAGCGTTTCTAAGAGTTTGCCACCGATCTCTGCCAATCCTTGTTTAGCCTGGTTTGAATATTGTGTGAGTTTATCAATTGGGTCTAATGTTGATTCAAAGGTTGATGAAACAACACCAGATGCATCTTCCGCAGTTCCTGCCAAGTTTTCTAAAGAGAAAGCCCCACGTTTGATTGCATCGACCATCCGTGGTGCAGCCTTACTACCAAAAACATCCGAAGCGATTGTCAGTGCCTCTGTCTCGTTGGCACTATTCTTAATCTGTTCAGCCGTTTCAGCGAATCCTTGTTGTAACGATTTGCCATCTTTGGCATAATTCACAGCGGCTTTTGATAAAGATGACAAAGCAGCTGATGAATCAACACCAGCTTTCTCAAAAGCACCCATCAAAGCAACTCCCTCATCAAATGAGAGACCAAGTGCTTTGATTTGAGGAGCACCAGAAACTGCCTTATCCAATAGCTCTTGAACCCCTACACCTGTTGTTTGACTTGTGTAAGTAACAGTATCTAATACAGAGGTTAGGTCGGTTGCTTCTAATCCAAAAGCGGAAATCGCTTGTTTTGCTGAGATTGCAGATGACGTTACATCCGTATTGTTAATCTCTGAAAATTTTATCAAGTCAGCAGAGCTAGCTTTAAGTTGCTCACCTGTTAGACCAAATTGCGTATTGAGTTCCCCAACGGCTTCGCCAGCGGTTTGAAAACTTGTAGGCATCTCAGTCGCTAATGAACTTGCTGTAGATTGGAGTTCTTCTAATGCTTTTCCGCTAGCTCCTGTCTTAGTTGTAATGGTGTCCATTGCCTCATCTATTTCAGTCCAGGCATCTACACTAGCTCTACCAGCATCTACCATCTTTTGACCTAGTGCACCAGCTTTTTCAGCAGCCTCCATCATGACATCTGCTTTCAAGTAGCCAGTCGCTTCGCTAATGCTATTACCAGCTGTCTTACTAGAGTCACCTAGATTGTCCATAGCTCGGTCAATTTTCATCACTTCAACTTCAGCTTGGCCAATCTCATTTTGGAGTTGTTTCCATTCAGTAGTTCCAATATTCTCATCGCCAAGTGCCGCTTGTTTTCGTTTCAGTTCTTGGACTTTGTCTCCTGCTAGCTCTGATTGTTGAGCTAGTAGCTTCATCTTTTGTTCTGCAAGTTCAACATTGTCTGGATCAAGCGCTAGTTTTTGATTGACAATATCAAGTTCTTTGGCGACATCATCTAGCTGTTTATTGAGGTTGTAGATTGATTTGGCATCACCTACTTCATCAATGTGGCCTTTAGTTGCAGAAATAGCTTTATTGACAGATTGCATCTGTCCTTCGACTTTAGCAATTTCAAGTTGAAGTTTGTTCCACTGAGCTGAACCAACTTCGGATTGACCTAAATTTTGTTGCTGTTTTTTTAACTCCGCAAGCTTCATAGCTCCGACACGAGCTTGTTCTTGCAAGTTTAGCAACTTCCTGTTGAGTAATTCGACATTATCAGGATCCATCTTTAACTGACGATTTATATTCGTAAAGTCTTTTTTTAGGCTCGACAAGGCGCCATTCATACCTTTGACAGATCTGTCAAATTCAACCGTGTCAGCACCAAATTTAACATACAAACCTTCAAATGTTTCTGCCATTTATTTCCTCCTTCCTACTTTAATCTCCCATAACACTGAGTAGTTCAGCGTTCGATAATTTTTTTTTCTCTTCTTTGTCAGCGGACATCTGAGCAAACAAGCTCATTAAATAATTAAAATGTTGCTGTTCTGCCCAAAAAACATCTATCCTAAATTCAAAGATAAGACGGTAGATTTTTTCAGAGGTAATTACTTCTGTTGGGGCTTTTTTCGATCTTGAGGCACCGTTCCTCTAAATTTGTTTAATTCAACAATCAATTCAGTGAAAAACTGAACATTTAGTAAATCACCAAACCATGGCGCCAGCTCAGCATTTTCTGCTGTCATTTGATTTTGCGCCAAGCGACCATTTTCAACTTCTCCATACAGACATGGAATGGCATGAATCATAAAGTCCATGAAGTCAGGTTGAAGCAGTAGCGGAATGAGTTTGATTTGGTCTTCTTCAGATAGGTCATCACTAGTCTTTAAGCCAATTTCAAGCAAAGCATTGACATAAGCATCAACTGCTTTTTTATTGTCATCAAAAAAGTTGCGACCTGTTCTCTCCGTGTATAATTTGAAAGCTGGTAGAGAATACAGAAAGCGTACTTTTTCAGTACGCTCGACTTCTTCTCCGTAGCTATCAAATGTAATAAAAGATAGCTCTTTAGTAATCATGTTATCCTCCTGGAACTACGCTAGTTGACTGACCAAGTGCCTCATTGATAAAGTCAATAAGTTTTGTAGGTGATGACTTGGCAAAAAGTTTTTCAAATTTAGTACGAACGGCACCTTCTGCATTGTCGCGCCAAACGATTTCAGAGACAGGTTTCTTCTCAGAATCAAGAATGAAGTTGTTAGGTGAAGCAGTACATGGAATTTCAATATTTTTCGGAGTAACAGAACTTTCATCAGTAGCAGTTCCTGCTTTAGGAGCTGATGCCTTGACGTTAGTCCAGATATGAAATTCTTCAACCTCGCCGCCAAATTCATCTGTGACAGTTTCTGCATATCCCCAAACAAAGTTTGCATTGATACCAGTATCAATCAAAGCTGGTGGTGTTGCTGTTGTCAATTTTTTTCCTAAGTGATCAACCATAAACTGTTTTGGGATTTGATAGGTCGTAATTGAACCCTCTGTTGATTTCTTACCTTGCAAACGGACATGCTCAACATTATCAGCGTAGTAAGCGTTAGATTCTTGAGAAGTTTCAAACGACGTGCTAATCATACCAGTAAATGGATAGGGTGTTTGAAGGTTAAGCTCCCCCTTACTATTCTTAGCGATTTTAGAAAAGAAACCCGTGGCATTACCATGAGTAACTTCCCGTGTATCATATTGATAAGTCATTGCTGACTCCTTTCTTATTGTGGTTTAATCTTAATAGATTTCAGTTCATTGAGGTATTTCTCTTTATTTTTTAGATAGGCTGGTCTAATATGCTCTTTAGGTGCAACAAAACCACCATTCTTTGTAGCGTGACCGTTTTCCAATAAATGTGTCAAGCTCTTTTCTTTACCTGCATTATGCACAATAGCTGTATCATCTACCATATCATGCGTCCAACCTTGCTCATACACACCATTTCGCTGTGGACTACCATCTCTGATATCATTTGTGGTACTCTGAGCAGCCTTAGCTATCGCACTTAGTACATCATTTTTGATATTCACTTTTAACGGTCTCATCGTGACGCTACCACTTCCCACTTGTCAACACCTCAAATCTAAAAGTAGTTAACAAATAGTCTGTATCTGGTTGCTTGAGATTGATTTGATTTGGTTCACACATAAAATTAGACAGCATCAAGTCTTCGATGCTGTCCAGTTTCTTTTTATGATAATGACTAACCTGTACAGTGACTTTCCGCATGTGCACCTTGTCATCAGCAAAGAGTGTACCGCTTGGAATCAAACGATAATATAAGATGACATTGTCAGGTGAACTACGCTCCTCACGTTCCGCATAGAAAACTTCCGCTTGAACACTATTGGTCTCTAGGATTTTTTGGATGTCTTGTCGTGTAAAAAATTTTCTGGCCATTACTTCAACTCTCCGAGTTCAATCACGGTAAAATGCCCCTCATCTGATTCTGTGCCTATGTTGACCTTGTATGCTTTGCCTTTGTAAATCACATAATCAAGCTTATCAGTCACATAGTTAGAACGGATGATGAATCTTGCTGTCAGCACTTGACCATCAGCAAGAGCCTTATCAAGTCGGCGCTGATAGATTTTCTCTTTCTCAGCTTTGACCTTCTTTTCAACGATTTGATTTTCAAAAACACCCTTTTCAACTTCAACACGCTCATTGTAACAAAGAATAATAGCTACTCTAGATGACTTCATGTCTTACCAGCATAGACAGCCTTGAGCTGATACAAGATGTTTGTTAGCTCACTGTCTATCCATTCCATTGTAGTCTTTGAACCAGTCATCAGCGACTTGTCAAAGCGTTGCACACATCGGAGATGGAGCCAGTCAAGAATATTTTCCTGGTCTTCCTCCTCAATGTCAGCCCATGTTTCCAGTTTAGTGTCAGTTGCGACTTTGCTAACTGGAATGCCATTCCTTTGTAAATAAGAGATACCACTATTGATATAACGTAGAAGCTGATCGTCAAAAATGTCCTCTTCAACGTCAACCTCTACCATTTCTTTGATTGTCTCAAGGATTGTCATAGACTCCCCTTTCTAGTAGTTAACCTGCTGAGTTAGTGAATTTAACAGCTGACTTGTATTTAGACAAGCGACCACCCATCACACTAGCAAGCTCGATGTGACGACGGTTAACTGTAACATCGTAATCTTCAAACTTGTCAGCGGCTACATCATCACCGACTAATTTGTAAGCTTTGTCTGCCACTGCAATAATTGGATTTGTCGCACTATCCATCCAATCATAGACATAGACTTGGAATCCTGAAATGATGTTGCCAGTCGTTGAGATTGGTGCAAATGGTAGTGGATCAAGATAGCGACCTTCTGAGTCTTTCGCAGTTTTAAGCTTGCGGGCAATTGCTTTTGAAGTAATCAAGATAGGCATGGATGTGTCAGCCATTTTATCGATACCAGCCACAAGCGCTTCAAGAGCTGTTTGGGTCAAAGAAGCAGCTTTTAAATCAATTTCTTGAGTATCGAACAATTCAGCAGTAGCTTCTTCAGCGATGGATTTGATTTCAGTGATTTTGTCGTCATCATTTGATGACTTACCATCGCCAATAACGATGGCACGTTCAACAGCACGGATGAAACCTTGTGCAAGTTCTTTCATGACATAGTCAAAGTAAGCTCCAGTAGTGTCTTTTTTCAAATCGGCATATTCAAAAGCGTATTTGATATAGACAGTAGCTGTGTTGATAGTAAAGTCTGTGAAAGTGAACTCTTCGTCTTTTTTAGTCTTCCCAGCTTTTTGACCTTTAGCCGCAGATACCTGAGACTGTAGAGAAACACGAACAGCATAGCGTGGGTCTTTTGAGACATGATTTAGGATGCCATCATAATTGACAAATGCATCTTCAATGGCAATGAGTACTGGCTCAGGTAGAATTTTATCAAGACCAGTCACTCCTTTTTCAACAAGGTTAGCTTCCCAAGCCTTACGAGCGCCATTAGAGCTTCCTTCGTTATCCATCAAGATACGAACAAAGTCAAGCGCAGCAGCTTTTGTTTTCAAATAATCCATAGTTGATTTACCTTTCTGTTTCGACTTGATGACGTGAGCAGCCTTTCTGAGTTCTTCTTCAGTCTCTTCAATGTCTGCATCCAATCTGTCAATCGTTTCTTTGAGGGTATTGGCTTGAGTGACCAAGGCCTCTGCATCAGTTTTCAGCTGTTCAAGGACATCATCCTCAATGTTTGCTTCTTTCAATTTAGCTTTGATAGTCGCCTTTTTTAATTTAACTTCTGATAGCTCATCAGCAGCTTTTTGACGAGCTTCCAAAAGTTCAACAAGTGATTTTTCCATTATCTATTCCTCCTAGATTTGTGCAAGTTTACTCATGATTGCTTGCTTCATGTTTGCCTGAGCAATACGCTTATCAACTACCGACATGTCAAAAGCTTTGACGTTATCAACAGTAGCTTGAGGGTTAGCTGGCACGGTTACTACAGAAATTTCAAAGATTTCAACTTCCTTGAAAATCCATCCACCATAAGGCTCTTTGGCATCCACAGGCTCAAAATCGTTGACAAAGAAGCCAATGCTTAGGCTGTCCAGCGCTCCCATTTTCATGAGGTCATAAGCTTTCTTGGCTTCAGGATCGTTGAGGTTGAATGTCGAACGAGTCCGCAAGCCTTTTTCGTCCACAGACAATTCATGCTTACCAATAACACGATTTCGGTCATGGTTGAGACACATAGGGACAACAGCCTTGGTTTTTAGCGTTTTATCAAAACAGCCCTTAGCCATTATGTCCCCATCTCTATCAGTATTGTCATAGGTTGAAGCATAAGCTTCAAAATGAAAGTCAGCTGATTCTTCCTCAACTGACTTGACGACAAAGGTTTTTAGTTTTTCCATCTCCTACCTCCTTTCGTTGATGATCTGCCATCCACCCACCCTGTTTGTTAGTCAGTTGGCTCACTGCCAATCTGCACAGCGTTCAAGTTGGTTTCAAAAACTTCCCCACCTTCATAGCCAGGCAAGCCAAGATAGGTTTCACGAAACTCATTGGAGTTCATCAAGCCAGCATACTTAGACTTGAAGCCACCTTCAACCAAATCCTTGAATGAAATCATATCAGCCATATCAAAGAACACTAGCAATTTATTGCCCTGAGTCCTTGCAGTCTTCGTGAAGTATTTCCTGTTAATTTCTTCTGAAAAGACACGCTGATAGAGTTTCATCACACTAGAATAGTAAGCCCTGTACTGCTGTTCAGAGTAGTTACAGGTAAAGAGGTCTTCGTTGATACCATGGGCGTTATAAAGTTGGGATTTCAAAAACTCTAGCTCCTCTTTAGAAGCCGTTGAGTAGTCTCTATTTAGTTCCTCAAATTCTTCTCCCTGCTCAAGATAACCAATGCCACCCTTATGCGCAGTGCTCAAAATAGATTCAACACGTTCTTCCGCTAGTTTCCTCAACTGATTATCCGCTGCCTTGGTTGGAAGTTTCAAGAAACCTCTTAGACTCTGGTTGCCTTCACTCAACTTCTCAGACAAAGCATTCAAGTTGATGTCAATCAATTCTGTAATCTGATTAAGTTGAGCAGTCACATTGAGCTTTGGATTTTCAAAGACCCACACATCAGTCAAAGGCAATTCCACGGAAACATCATCAAGCATAAGTTCCACACTTTCAGATGTCCAAGTAACTGTCTTCTTAGCAAGCCAAATTTCAATCAAACGTCCCTTTTCCCAACGGGGAATAACGACAGCAACACCATCACGCAGCATAGCCCTCGTGACGTTTGACCAAAAAACAATAGGGATTTCCATAGGATTAGGAGAAACTGTCAAGACGTTTGCTAAGTCGCTGTTCTCGTACCATTCCATCTTGTCCACACCACCCTGATTACGAGTAATCTTGACATGCTTGAATCTCATCTGAGCAGTGTCAGTTGAAATCTTGTTGTAGATGTTGTCCAAGTAGATAGAATTTCTCCGCCAATAGGAGATGTTACGCTGTAGGTGAGTTCTTGTGGATTTCCGATTATTTGGACGAAAAATCCTAGCAAAGACCTCCCTCAAATTATTTAAGTATCTATTCATTTTTCACCTCAATCAAAGTAGTAACTCAAGTCCTCCTTGAAATTTTCGTAGCAGATAAAGGCATCAAGTTGACTAGCAAAAACGTCAATCTTCTCTTTCGCCTTTTCCTTGTTTGGAAAGACATTGTTGTTTGCGTCAATCTTAACACGCACATTTGCATGGTTCCAAGTGGCCACAGGATCATTAAAGATGATTTTCCCCATCTTTGCTTTTTCTTTATAGACCTTGAGGGGATTTGACAAACTTTTAACCGTCTGTGGGATGTCGTGACAGATATCCCCATAGTAGTCATTAAACAAGCGGATAAGCTCTTTAGCATTCCATCTGTCATAACCAACTGCCACGGGTAAAATCCTGTTATCACTCATAAACCGTCTAAGCTCATCGAAGATATAAGCCTGGTCATTGTAATCCAACTCATGAACATGCAACTCTCCGCTTAGCTCCCACTCAGCGTATTTGTCTCTCAGTTCTTTTGGAAGCCCCTCAATCGTATGCCGTGGCATGAATTTCTTATTGAGGTATTGCCGTTCTTCCCCACTCACAACCATGAAGGAGATTGAACAGATATCATTGACATCTGATAAGTCAACACCAAGCACACAACGAGCGCTGCGCTCATCATCACCGACGAAAAGACTCATATCAAACTTGTCTGACCAGCCTTGACACTCTTCATTGCTGAAGTAAGCTAGATAGTTATTGACTGGAAGATTGAAAGTCTTGGCCATCAACTCAGCTTGTTTGGCTGGGTCATTCTTACTCATCTCAATATCAAGTATGATGGCTTCTTTCTCAGTCGTGATACCAAGTAGAGGCATAGCCTTCTGCCAGACATCAGGGTTATGGATTTCAGCCACATCATCTAGCTTATAGATCCATGGCATGACTGAATCATTTTCAACCTTGCCATCTAAAATATCAATCCATAGCGAGTAATACTTATCAAAGAGCTTGTCACGCTTAGTCCCATTGGTAGAAATGTACCAAGTTATCCAGTTTTTACGCTTACGGCTAGAACCATCGTTAACAACCTTGATAAAGTCATCATCATAAGTATGAACCTCATCAAAGATATTGTAATGGGCATTAGTACCGTCAAGGCTTTCATAGTCAGATGTCTTGATAGACATAAGACTGTTTGTTGTCTCGTACAAAATACCTTGCTTAGTTGACCTAAGAATGTCAGCCTCACGCATATAGTGCAGTAAACTATCTTCATTGGACAACATTGCCCTTGACGCATTAAAGAGATAGCCAGCCTGTTCACGACTATAAGCCAAAAGCTGAATGTCAGCTCCCCACTCACCGTCGATTATCTGACCAACCTCTCCAATTGCAGAACCAAGCGTAGTCTTTCCAGTACCACGAGGCACAATAATAGGCACCTCATGAATGAGACGCCTTTCTTCAAAATCTTTGTACTCTTCGAGTGTGTCTGGATTAGTCTTGGTAACTTCTGCCATGTGATAGAAGCCCCAAGCCACCTCAAGCCAAACCTTCTGAGGTAAAGCTAGCTTCAACTTACCAGCTCGACCCTTTGTGTTGCTGCACTCTTCCTCAATGAACTTAATCCGCTTGTCAGCTTCCTCTTGTTTGAAGATGTACTGTTCTTTAAATCGCTTTACACGAGCGATTGAGAGAAGCACTTCACGACAGACAGGAACTTTACCAGCTTCCACTAGCCCAACATACTTATCAAAATATCTCATCTCAACCATAGCGAGCCAACTTCTCCTGAATCATTTCTTTGAGGCTGTCACCCTGTGGACTTTGCTTCTCGATGGTAGTCATGATCTGCATGTTTAGCTTTTGATACTTTTCAAGGCCGTCAAGTAGGTATTTATCAGGTAACTCACCACTGTTTATTGCCTTGTTTGTCTCAAGTTGGAAGTTTTCAATCAGCTTTTGATTGTGATTGTACTGATTTTTGAGGTTTTTCAATCCAACGGAGTCACCATCAGTGATTTTAAGCATCTTTTCTTTAGGAATAAGCTTAAAAGTCTTACGAGATAGCTCGACACGTTCCTGCCTTGTGTACTTTTGCCTTTGATTAGCAAGTTTCTCCAACTCTTTGAACTGACTCTTAGTAATATTTGACCTAGTTTCATCAAAGATGCCTAGTTTTTTACGATACCTTGAAAGTGTAGCACGGCTGATTCCCAGTTTTTCTAAAACTTCATTGATTTTCAAAAACATGCTCCTTTCTTGTATCAATTTTCGTCAATTTTGGGGGAGAGGTACGCAAGAGGATTGACACCGTTATTATTTTGGGTGTGTGAAAATTTTAAATAGGGGGGATCTGATAAAAATCAAAAATCAAAATAAATAAAAAAATCAAAATAAATTAATATTCCGATTTTCTAAATTTAAATTTATTTTACTTTGAAATGTTTTTGTATTGTGGCACTCAAGACAAAGTAATTGCAAATTATCTTCGTTAAGAGTAATAGACTCATCTTGATAATTACTTTCATCAATCTCTATGATATGGTCAACAATGCTCTTGCCATGAATTAAACGTCCGCACATATCACAGCGCATACGCTTTGTAGTTCTGATTCTATTTCTCAGAGTTCTCCAATGTTTCGAGTTGTAGAATTTAATCTGCCAAGTTCTAAACCAGTCAGAGTGTTTAGGAATTTTAAAGCCCACTACATTGACCCGAATGCAAAACTATTTCTTGCAATCTCTCTTGAAATTTGTCTAATCTCTAAATCTGCTTCACTTACTATTTTTTTGTCATAATTGATTAACGGATTTAGAATATCATTTACCACACTTGGCTTTATTACGATTTTATTTACAGTCTCGTTAGGCTTAATATCTAAAGTCACCTCATATCCATTTGCAATATGTTCTAAGTCATTATTCGTGAGTTGGATTTCTAAAGTGCTACCAACTCCGAGACTAATTCCATCAAATGTATTTTCATCTTTCATAGCGTGGTCTCCTCCGACAAAAAGAGAACATGCCTAGGGCTGCTCTCTCGATTTTTTTCATGATACAAATATATCAGATTCATTTTGTCAATTCTATATCTTTTTTTGACAAGATTTATTTTTGAGTTTTGAATTTATGTAAAATATCCCTGTTGAATTAGTTATATCTTATATTTTATCCAGTTTTGTTTCAGCATTTAAAATCAGAAATACCAAGGCTTTAAGCTATCTCTAAAATATAAACTAGAAACTTCCTCATTATGGATAGTTGAAAAAAACAAAAAAATATTAGAGGCTAAAATTACTCATCTTAGTATCAAGCTCATCTTGCCTTACACAGATATAGATTAGTGTAACTGCTGGACTTGAATGGTTAAATAGCGACATCAAGTCAGCAACGTTCTTGTACTTTTTGTAGTAATGATAGCCAAAAGTTTTACGCATGGTGTGAGTGCCTACGTTATCAATACCAAGGTCTTCAGCAGCTCTTTTAAGAAACCAGTAGACAGTCTTATAACTGAGCGCTTTATTTTTTCCAACACGACTTTGAAAAAGATACTCATGAGGTTCCTTGTCTTTGACAAATTCCCTCAGCTCATTTTTGAGTGGCCTTGTCATCTTGATGCTTTTATACTTACCAGTCTTTTGCTCCCTAACTTTGATATGCCAGCCTTGCACATCTTTGACCTTTAGTTTGAGAATATCTCCGACACGAAAGCCAGTGTTGATCCCCAGAAGAAATAGCATATAGTACTTTTCATTCCAAGCAGCCAGATAATCCTTCATAGCTTGAATGTCGTCTTTGTCTCGTAGTGGCTCAACGATATTCATGTCTTTCTCCTTTCGCAATAAAATAAAGCACCAAGGATTTCTTGGTGCTTAGTGACACTATCAATCTATCAGAATGTTTCTGTCAATTCTATATCTTTTTTTGACAAGTTACATGAAGAGTAACTTTGCAAATGTGTCAAGAATGACTTCCCGTCTTCTGTAGATTTGCTTGCTATGTTTATAGAGATAACCAGTCTCTCCGTTTTCCATGATGTGCCAAACTTGTATCCAATCATAGCCAGTGTGCTCCCCCCACCGAAGATGAAAGATTTTCTTATCATCAGGTTCTAACACGTCAAGGAGTTGAGACACCGCTTGTTGAAACTCTTCCAGTTTCAAAATCATAGGATCACTCGCATAAGCGACCGCTAAATTTTCAGAGGTGTTTACAAAAGTGCTACTACGACTAGCTCCTGAATCGTCTATCCCTGGTATGGTTAAGTTTTTCACTTCATAGAGACGTTCAAGTTCATGGCGACGCTGACCAATAAGCTTATCAATTTTAAGATATTTGGCTTCCAACTCAAACTCAAGAAAGTCTCGTCTGCTTCTAATGGCTGTTTTCTTCGTCAAATTGTTTCCCCCACTCTCTCCAGTGCTTAGCCACATTAGCGAATGCTGTTGATAAAACTTCAAATGCATTACTAATAGCAATGCCTACTGAGTAGAAAACTTGGCGAATCTGCTCAGGATTTTGTAAGAATTGCTCTAGCTCTTGTTGCCTTCTCAACTCAGCCTGCTTAGCTTTCTTCTTCTTGATTCTTTTGTTCATTTTTAAAAATTTTCCTCCATCCACTAACTAAAATAGCCAATAATAGAACCATCAAGAACGCTATGATAACCATAGCTCCTAAAATTTTGATAACTTCAAACAATATCATTTCCCACCTCTACATGGATTTTTCATCACATTTTCCTTAAAATCTTCAATATTTTTTTTGACCTTATCCAGAAGATTTCGCTCAACCATCAAGTCGTGTTCATCCGCACCTTCACGCTGAATATAGTGTTGCAAGGCATGTTTCACAATCTGCATGTGCTTATATTTTAGATACATCCTCTTGACCTCCATCTCCTCGTGTTTACTCTCTTAGCCATAGCTGAGCGACACATATCATCCCAGACATAATCCGCATTTTCTAGCTGCAAGTCAAGACATCTGGCTCTCAACTTTTCAATCTCAGCTTCTTGCCTTTCGATATCTTTGTATGCTCGCTCATATAGCTCATCTTCCAGAAATCTAATGCGCTCTGCCATCGCTTCCTGAATGATGATATAAGTTGGTTTCTTGTACTCTGACATCTTCCCCTCCTAAAACGGCAAATCATCATCCGAGATGTCCATCGGCTGGCTATTTTCAAAAGCTGGTGGCATCTGCTCGTCCATACTGCTATGATTAGCAGATTTGTTACGACTTTCTAAAAGTTGGAAGCTGTCCGCAACGACTTCTGTGACATAGACCCGCTGGCCTTGCTGATTATCGTAGTTACGAGTCTGAATGCGACCAGTAATTCCGATTAGAGCGCCTTTTTTAGCCCAATTAGCAAGGTTTTCTGCCTGCTGGCGCCAGATGACACAATTGATAAAGTCCGCTTCGCGCTCGCCACTTTGGTTTTTAAAGTTGCGATTGACTGCCAAAGTGAAGGTCGCCACTGCATGATTCGAAGGTGTATAGCCTAATTCAACATCCCTAGTCAGGCGACCAATAAGTACAACATTATTGATCATCTGATGCCTCCAAAATATCTTTATTTTCGTGGATATTTCCTATGATTTCTCTATTGCTAGCAACATTACACAATCGTTCAAAATTGTTATATCGAATCAAGTCTACTGTCCACATCGCTAAGTCAGATCTATATAAGACCACTCCGTTCAGCAAGCCATCTTTTGAGCCAATGATATCTCCCTCGAAAATTTCCTTGCCATTTTTATCAAAAAGGCCTGTTGACTGCATAAGAATGATATTTTCATCTCTAGGATGCAATTCAATTTCCTGATTTTTGTTTCTGTAAATTTCTGCCATGCCATTCATGGTTTGCGTTTCTTTATCCCACGCTCTAAATTTTGGATTCATTTGGTACCTCCTCTTTTGGTTTGACTGTAATCTCTAAATAAAAGGATTGATTCGGGATTTCCAATTCTACTGTTGTGGTCTTGCCATCGGAATTAACGATAATTTCGCAGATTGCCAAAACCAAGTCTCTGATTTTGCTATTTAGTGTTAAACCCATTACTTCACCCGTCCTCTCAAATACTCAGGGATTTCGTCCCCTACTTCCAAAGCTTCATACTGTTCCTCAGTCACAAGAAACTTGCCGTACGGTCCAGCTGTCACTGTGTAGCGTCCCTCTATAATTTCCTTGTCTGTGATTCTGCCGTGCATCTCTGCACCTGCGTTATCAGCCCTGTGAATTGTGATAAGTTTTCTAGCTTCTAGCTGTTCCACTCGCTCGTTGAGCCTGTTAATCTTAATGATTGCTGCCGTCAAAATCGCTACCAAAACAACAATACTAAAAATATAAATACTGTGTTCTTTCATTTCAAATCCGCCTCCTTAACAAAGACCCCGTCAATCATCTTCCCCTTACGATCCTTAATTTCATCGTAAGCAATGGCCAGACAGCCATCCGCTGTGGTCAGATTGTGGATTGCGACTGAATGAATTGAACTATGCAGCAACATTAACTGAGGACGAATAAGCGGTGTCTGAGTCTCCTTATGGAAAATGTGCTTGTAGAGCTTTTGAGCCAATTCGCCAAGGCTAGAAATCATCAGCAAGAGTTCCATTTCCTGCGGACTAGCTTCAATCTGAGCACCGTTTTTTATCTGTTGCTCTAGTCCAATCAAAACTACTTGCATATCCCCAAGAGCGTCATAGATCAGCTCACTTTTATCCTTGACTACACCTTCAAATAGCTCGCCTGTCTCTTCTATAAGCTTTTCAAACTGTTTGACTGGATTGGCCTCATGTAAATTGCGGTCGATAAACCATTGTTCAACTTTTTCTTCAAGTGTTTTAGTCATTTTGTGTCTCCTTTTTAGTTATTAAGTAATAGCAATCTCTAGCACCATAATCAATCCTGATATTCTCACCACTCATGCTTTTGACAAAATTAGGATGATTGATAGCTGAGTAACTAGCTTGATGTTTCTTTAATTCTTTTATTACGCTATGTATGTGGCCAAAACTCCCGATGAGTATCTTGCGGTGCCCGTTATAGACGAAATAGAGTTCAACCATCAATACCTCCTAAAATAACTTCAACTGCTTCTCATAAGCTGCAAGTCTCTGTTGAGCAAGATTGAAAATGGCTTGATCAAGCTCGCAACCGATATATTCAAAACCCAACTCCTGACAAGCAATCAAGCTACTTGCTGAACCAACATGAGTATCAAGAATCTTGTCTCCGTCTTTTGCGTAAGTTTGAAGTAACCAAAGATAAAGATTTATCGGTTTTTGCGTCGGATGGATTCTAACCTCATTTAAGGTCTTATTTCCTTGTTGTATATGACCTTCAGAGATTGATTTACCTTGCATCATACCATTCCACATGTAACGAAATAGCCGAGTACTATCATGATAACTGCAGTACGCTATCTCACAATCTGAAAAACTTGAATGGCCATTAACTTTGTCCCAAACTATACGCCCAGAACCAAAAGAATAGTCGAAGTAGTTCACCCCCCAAATAATTTGATTTTTAGATACCCTGAAAAGTTCATCAAAATAATCTCTATTTGGAATTTGCCACTCTGAAGTTTTTCCATAGAGTCTGCTTACGCCTATTGGACTAACTTTTCGACCATAGTATTCTCTTTTTTCTGGGCCAGAAAAATAAGGTGGATCAACAATAGTTATGTCGAAGTAATCATCAGGATATTGTTTCATGATGTCCATGCAGTCGTTGTTAAAAAACTCTCTCATCAATACCTCCTATCTTCCATATCCTTGGGATAGACAAAGCTATTCCCAGTCACACCCTCAAGAATGCGACTTGACAGAGCACCGTTACCATAATCATCAGCATACAAGGTCTTAATCTCTTTGCTGCTCAAATTGGTATTGATAATCGTATTGCTCCGATTATCCAGAATCTCATACAAGATCTGATGGGCCCACTCGTTATTTCGACTATCACCTTTGCGACTTTCCTTGCCCAAATCGTCCAGAAAGAGATAATCAACCTTGCTTAGCAAGGCAATCATTTCAGCCTGTGAGTAGCCATTATCTGTGCTGAAGCTCTCTTTGATTTTGGTAAAAAGGCTCACCAGTGAGACGAAAAGGACAGATTTGGGATTGTCGTAGGCTTTGAATTGTTCGTTCATAAACTTGGCCAAGCCGTAAGTCAAATGACTTTTTCCAACCCCAGATGGGCCAGTGATGATGGCATTGCCAGTCCTGTCTTGCCTGTAAAATTGCTCCATTCGTTTTGCAAAGTTTATGGCCTTTTGGTCAATGTCAGCCTTAATTTCGTAATTGTCAAGGCTTTTAGCACTTAACTTGTCAGACACCAAGCTGTCCCGCTCAAAGACAGCGTAGGTATCAGCTAGCTTACTGTTGACCTTGCTCTGACTGTTCAGCTTATTCTCAAAGATGCTGATAGCAGCTTTGGTACATTCTGGACACTGCTTGAGTTCTTCCAGTTGTCCCTTTATCGGTACCTTGGTTAGCCACATCTGACAACCATGCACCTCGCAAGTCTCATCTAAGACCTGCCTGGTTTCAAAATTTTTAAAACTCATCTAAAAGCCCAACCTTTCATCTACTGCTGAAGCAAACGTATTAGTCTGCTTTTTGGTCAAAGTTTGATTGACATAGTTTTCAAACTTACTGCCAAATAGTGTTGCGGGTCTGAGAAACTTGGCGAAATCCGTGTCTTTCCATTCAATGGCCTTGACGTCAATCACATACTTGAAGTCGTCCACTCCATAGCCTTCATTCATCCGACTTTTAATCAGCTTCTGGGTTGCCTGTGAGCTAGGTTTGAATTTAGTCCCTGCTTTCTCGTTGAGGTAATCTATAATTTCAGATACAGGAATGACCATATTATTTTTACTCTTCTCAGTCTTATTCTTCTCAGTCTTATTTCCCTGTAAATTTTCCAGTTCTTGACCTGTATTATTTCCAGTTCCTAACTGTAAATTTTCCAGTTCTTGACCTGTATTTCTTACAGCTCCAGTTACTGCACTTAGATATAGCCTATTGGGTAAGTTCACACCTTGACGAACTTCTGACAATAGGCCAACACTTGCCAGTTCTTTTTTGGTTTTGATGACAGTCTTCTCACTAGCTGGCAAGTCAATCATGAATTGCTCGTTAGTGTAATACTGAAAGATCAGTCCATCAGCGTCATACCACTTATTTTTAAGTGATAACTGCAAACGGTCATATAATAACCCATACATAAACTTTGCATTCAAACTTAATTGCTTATATTTTGGATCGTGAATGAGCGGTTTTGGTATTCGGATAAATGCTATATGACTTTCAACATCTGTCTTCTTAATCATCTTATTCCTCCTTCACGCTTGAAAACTTGGTATATTCCTTATGGAAGTATAGCTTGACTGTGCCAAGGCTCCCATGTCGGTTTTTCTTTATAATCAGCTCAGTCAGATTGTTTTCTGGCTGGTCATCAGCATTGTCTTGATAATACGCATCACGATAGAGGAAAGCCACAATATCAGCGTCCTGCTCGATACTGCCTGACTCTCTTAAATCAGACATAATAGGTCGCTTGTCGTTTCTTTGCTCAACGTTCCGACTAAGTTGTGATAAAGCGATGACTGGCACATTCAATTCCTTGGCAATAATTTTCAACTGTCTTGAAATTTCCGAAACCTCTTGCTGTCTGTTGTCAGAACGTGAGGCCTGTATTAGTTGTAGATAGTCAATCACTATCAAACCTAGCCCGTCCATTTCCTGCGATAGTCTTCTAGCCCTAGCCTTAATCTCTACGATTTTAAGGCCCGCTGAATCATCGATGAAAATCGGTGCTTCTGCCAGCTGACCTTGAGCATAGATAAGCCTTTGCCATTCTTCCACTGTCAGTTGACCTGTCCTGATGTGATGATTGATGATAGTGCCTTCAGCGGCCAACATCCGCTCCACCAAACTTTCAGACCCCATTTCCAAAGAGAAGACCGCCACTGGCTTGTGTGACTTGGTTGCCACGTTCTGGGCAATGTTTAGTGCAAAAGCTGTCTTTCCCATTGCTGGCCTTGCTGCAAGAATAATCAGATTGTCCTCGTGCAACCCTGTTGTCAGCTTGTCAAAATCATAAAAACCTGTCTCAAGTCCAGTGATTTGAGTGTTTTGATTAGACCGTTCTTCAATCTTGATATGGTTTTCCATCAAAACTTCACGGATAGGTCGGAAACTGCTCTTGTTGCTAGATTGACTGACCTCAAGTAAAGACCGCTCAGCCTTGGCGATAATATCGTCAATGTCCATTGCCTCATCATAAGCATTACCGATGGAATCCGACAGATTACCAATGATGGCTCTAAGTTGTGCTTTCTGAGAAACTATCCTAGCATAGTGTTCAGCGTGTGAGCTAGTCGGTGTTGCATTGACAATCTCAGCCACATAGGCAATCCCACCAACCATGTCTAGTTCATTGCGTTTCTCTAGGTCAGATTTGACCATTACAATGTCAATCGCTTCACCACGGCTAGTCAAGTCCAACATGACTTTGAATAAGGTCTTATGGGCTGGCTTGTAGAAATCCTCGGCTTTCACATATTCAGCAACTGCCGTTATTTTGTCAGGGTCAATAAAGAGAGAGCCCAGAACAGCCTGCTCAGCTTGAATATCATGTGGCAATATTTTTAAATTGTCCATCATCTTCCTCTGTCAACAAACGTTTCTTTTCTCGTCGTAGGGTCAATATCTACACGTCTGCCAGTTTTAGGGTCAACAAATCCCTTTTGATAGCTGCGCTGAGGACTAATCTCACTAGTCGTTGATTTCCTTTTGAGCGCCTTTTTTAGTCTGATATTCATGAGTAAAGATTCAATCAAAGTGACTGAAAAAAGTGTGCCTGCTACGATAATTTGTAAATTGTTCATGATATAGTTCCTTTGTATGTTGATATTAAATAGCTGTCCGTTGCCAATTATTGTGATACCATTCAATAACTGCATCACGAGGGAACTTATCCCGAGCCATTGAAATTCTCGGAAAGTCCTCATGGCAATTAAAGCGGAGGTCAAATGTCTTCACATCAACTCCCAGCATCTTGGCACATTCTTTTTTATTCAGTTCTAACGGCAACCCCTGTTCAATAGCGAAAATACTCACTACTTCCAGCAGGCCTGCCTTGATTTTGTTTAAAATTTGTTCCACAAAACCATCAATCCATTTGTCCATAGCTAATTTCTCCGTCTTGTGTTATAATTGCCTTATAAATTTTTTGTTTAGAGCCTGATTGCCGTCAGGCTTTTTCTGTCGCCCAATAATCATCAAGATTGACCGACATCACAGCAGCAAGATTCTTTTGCTCCGTGAGAATCTGCCGTCGATAAGGGGCTAGGCCGTCTTGTCGCTCCTGCTCTGTTTTGGGCAAGTAATAACCGTTTGGTTTGGTTTTCTTAGCTACAATCGGATGTCCAAAATTAACCCGAAGGCTTTCAACGACTTCCTCCAAGGCTCTCTTTGGTATGTTCAAATATTGCCTAATCTCTATCGCTTGAATCGGCAAATCATAGCTAGCATTATTTTTGATAGCATTAAGGACCTTGATTTCAAGCATTGTCATTTCTCTTGATATTGTCATAGTTCTCCTTTCCTCAATCGTCCAAGGGCCAAGAGTGCCGCTTAAAAAGTAGGTGTATTTTCTCTAAATTTTCTATCTCAAACTGCCTCACAAATCATTACTAATCTTGTAACAAACCCAGAGCTATTTGAGTAAAGTATTTTGAAACGACTGTTTGACAGATACTATATGAGGCGCTTCACGGTTATTTATATAATCAACCTGAATAAGCGTCTCTTGCACTTCATCTTTCTTTGTTTCCCAAATTATCTTGATACCTTGAAGACCAATATCTTCTGCTTGAAAATCAATCCCGTTCAAAATAACTCGTGGAATACTAGAGTTGGTATCTATCTTAATTTCTAGACTTTGAATTGGTAATATTTTTTTTGATAGGTTGCCCATCTTTATCTCCTTTCGATTTTTTCTTTCTATCTTTCTGCTATAATAAAAGCAGAAAGGGGGTGAGATTATGAAACAATTCATCAAAGATTGTTTTGATGAAAGTGATGATAATGATACAATCACAATCACTTTCTCAAATGGTGATAAGATTGACTTTTTCCAAGTATATGATGATTGCCCTGACACTGCGAATCATATAGTTCTTGTCGAAGTTGAAACAGATTTTCGGCATCTAGTCAATCTTGATTATGTAGTACACATTCGTTCAAATGCTTAATCTTTCAGTACCTAATTGTTAAGATTAGGTGTTTTTTGTCGCATAGCACGTTTTCTAATAGCTTTCCCCAAACAATCAGCTAGTTGAATCATGTTTGGAATCTTGCTTCCCTTGATGCAAGAAATAGCACCCAAAGCCTCATAATAGGTTTCTGTGTGTGCCAAAACATCGTCTACCATATTTTCAAAATGTTTCTCAATAATTTCTTTGATGAGATCGTTATTTTGTTTCTTTTCGTTCATATCCTACTCTCCTAACTCAACCCAAGTTTCGTCAATTCCTAAAACGTCGCAAACTCGGTTCTTTAATTTGTCACTGCCCTTGCCGTATTTCAGTAGTTCTGAAATGGTTGCCTTGGCAACACCGCAAGCACGGGCCAAATGTGTTTGTGTCATTTGTTCTTCTTCCAACTTAGCCTTGACAAGCTGAATCCATTTTTGATGTTGTTGACTCATATTTTTCCTTTCTTGATTTTTGATATAATTGACTTATCCAAACAGAAAGGAGGATAAGTCATGAATAAATTAGACAATAGCAAGCTAACAAACGATGCCAAATTTTTGATTTCTTCCATGTACGCCGAATACATCAAGAGAAGAAGAGAGCAAATTCGTAAGTCTCAAGCCAGAAATTTTTACAGTATTGATTATCTTAAGACTCATATCATGCCTGAATGGTCAGATGAAGACATATTAGATACCTGTTTTGAACTAAGAAAACATGGTTATGTAGAAGGTGCTCTGGCGGATAATAGTTTTTATACACTCTACATCACGACAGAGGCAATTTCTGAACTTGAAACTGATTTTAAAGACACGATTGATACCGTTCTTGAATATGCTGCCAAGATTAAAAATGCTATTCCTTTTCTTTAATGCCAAAAGGGTTAGCTTTTAGTTCATGCAAGGTTGATTCAATATAGTCTAACTGTTGCTTTAGCTCTTCTCTTGCTGCTCTCGATGCCTTAATTTCAGTCGCGATAGATTCAAGGCTGTTTGCTATTCGTTCAAAGATAGATTTCATCTCTGCTTTCCTCCTTTTTAAAATATTAACTAAAAAGTTAGCGAATTTCTTGACATTGATAAATAAATTTATTAAAATCAAAACATAGAGAAAAGACCTACTAAAAAGTAAGGTTCTACCTAGAAAACGGACGCCAATCAGTTTAATTAGGCTTTATTTTTTAGTTGTCTTGTTCGCTAACTCTTTAGCTTACAAAAACTATTGTAGTAAATTTACTAATAATTGTCAATAATTTTGTAGTAAATTTATTAAATATTTTTTGTCATGCCTTAGAAAGGTTGATGTATCAATGTTTTTCACATTTGAAAAAATAAAAGAATTGGCTGACAAACAAGGTATTTCATTAAATAAACTTGAAGAAAAACTAGGTTTTAGCAGAAATACAATTTATAACATGAAGAAGTCCACACCAAATGTTGAACGAGTTTCAATGATTGCTGACTACTTCAATGTGTCCACAGATTATTTACTTGGTCGCACGGATAACCCAGCAATCGCTGGTAGTCATGACTACAAATGGGAAGGTAAGACTCTAAACGTTGAAGAAATGGCCTCAAATGTCATGATGTTTGGCGGTCGAGAATTAACAGACGAAAAGAAGAAAATCATCCAGTCTATCATTGAAGGTTATCTGAAGGAAGCTGGTGATTAGAGGTATTGCTTAGTGACTGAAAAAGAAATTATAAGTCATTTTCAGATTCGTATTATCGATTTTGATGGAGATTTGATGCCTGATGAACTTGGATTTTACGAAAAAGAAACCAATACAGCTTTCCTGTCGAGCAAGCTCAACAAAAAAGAGAGAGTTAAGGTTCTACTGCACGAACTTGGACACAAGGATCACACACGCTCAGAGTACCAGAACGCTCGCTTACGCTGTGAAAACGAAGCTGATAGGAATATGATCCATCATCTCGTAAAAGACGCACTAGAAAGCTTAGACGACCCCACAGAGTTTGATTACCTCAAATTCATGTCTTATTACAATCTTAACACCGTGACAAATGAGATCATGGTAAAAGAGGAATATTATAATTTAGCAAATATAGTTTAAGGAGATGTTATGAAAAAGGAAAAAAGTTCTAATTCAAAGCCTTTTTATAAAAAAGTCTGGTTTTGGATATTGGTCATTATCTTAGCACTTAGTGTATCAAATAGTCTTACAAAGCAATCTTCCAGCAAAATTGACGAAGAAAAAACAAACGCACTTAAAACAGCTCGAGAACTTGTTGAAAGCAAGGCATCATTTTCTGAGAAAACACTTCTTTGGTATTTAACAGAAAGTGCAAGTCACAAATATTCAAGGAAAGCTGCTCAATATGCTGTAGAGAATGTTGGTGATGTTTGGGTTAATGAAGCGCTCGACATTGCAAAAGAAGAAAGAAGTGAAGGTAAGACTGACCAAGAAATCCTTAAAAGTTTGACAGATAAAGACGCTCAATTTACTGAAGAGCAGGCTCTGAAAGCTATTGAAAAATTAAATGAATAAAAAAGCCCTACGCTCAACTTTGGTCGGTGCAAGCGTAAGGCAATCATGTATAATGAGAAACCTGCATATCGTAGGTCTCTTTACTATACCCATTTTAGCAAAAAGTGAGGTAAAAGACAATATGGCATCGTTTAGAAAACGGACTAACGGCTGGGAATATCGGATTTCTTATAAAAAACCAGATGGCACTTTTGGGTCTAAGTCTAAGGGAGGTTTTGCCAATAAGACGCTTGCAAAAGCAGCAGCAGTCAAAGCAGAGCAGAAACTTTTAGATGGCATGATGGAAAATGAATCTGCCTCGCTCTATGATTTCTCAAAGACGTGGGCTGAAATCTATAAAAAACCCTATGTGACTGAGAAAACATGGGAAACCTACGAGAAAAACCTCAAGCACATTCAAAACTATTTTGGATCAATCAAGCTAAAAGATGTAACCCACACTTACTATCAGAAAAAGCTCAATGAGTTTGGTCAAAAATACGCACAAGAAACCCTAGAAAAGTTCCACTATCAGATAAAAGCAGCCGTCAAGGTAGCTGTCCGTGAAAAACTCATCCAGACCAACTTTGCTGACGGTGCTGTTGTCAAATCACAAAAGGCAAAAAGAGCCGTTGAAAATAGCTTCTTAGAGGAGCACGAGTATTTGGCTCTCATTGACCACACACGCTCTCATATCCAATATGTGACCGAATTTACCCTCTATCTCATTGCAGTGACGGGAATGAGATTCTCTGAAGTGCTAGGGCTGACTTGGAAAGACATAGACTTTAAAAAAGGGATCATTGACATCAACAAGACCTTTGACTATTCCATCACACAAGACTTTGCCCCTACAAAAAATCAGCAATCTATCCGACAAATTCCCATTGATGAGAATACTGTCAAAATCCTAAAAGATTACAAGCAAAATCACTATCAAGAGAATAAGATGGGCCGTATCTGCTATGGTACTTCTAATTCCTACACAAACCGAAAACTAAAGCAGCTAGTCGGAAGGAATGTTCACAATCATTCACTAAGGCATACCTACGCATCATTTTTGATTCTGAAAGGTGTTGACCTGATTTCTATTTCTCAATTGCTTGGTCACGAGAATCTAAACATCACCCTCAAAACCTATGCCCATCAGTTAGACAAGTTAAAAGAAAAGAACAACCAGCAAATCAAACAAATCTTCTCCCAAGTCTAATTTTGGACAGATTTTGGACAAACGCCCCTTAAACACTGATAAATAAAGGGTATAAAATCCGTCTACCGCCTTTCAATACCTGATTTATCAGATTTCAACCGAATGAAAAGCCCTATTTTACGGGCTTTTTTATTTTTTTCTTCGGTTTAAAAACGATAACTTTAAAAATATTTTGGGGCGGATTTGGGGCGAAAACAGACCGACATCGCTGTCGGCCTGTCAAGTCCGTTAGAACGGACATTTTCAAGATTTTCCGTTTTATCGGAATTTATTCTTTATCGTGATAGCCGTATTCTTCCTCAGCGGCTTTTCTTAAAGCAACAGCCTTTTCAAAATTTTTTGGCAAACAAAAAAGCCCCAGCCTTTCGGCTGGGGTAGATTAAAATTTAAGAAAGATATTTTTTTTCGCAGTTTCCGCTGCGGTTTTTATTTATGACAATTGACCCCACAAGTCAATGCGGTTGCCAGCTTCGTCCGTCTGGGCAATCGCTAAGTAATTACGATTGCCAGATTCTCCAACGTAGGAGATCCAGCGATATCCATCGTTTGAGCCTTTAGAGTCGTAATGGACTTTTTCGCCTGGCTGATAAACTGCCACGATTTCACCGACCAAGCTAGGCGCTCGGCGGACATTGATTGGAGAGTCGCCGACCGTAAAAGTGGCATCTTCTGGGAAGAAAGGTGCCTCGTGATTTTCCATGACTTCGGTAATTACTTCTTTTAGCTCAGCTTTAGGTAAAGACTCGCCTTTTGGACGAAATGCTGTTGGATACAAGATAGAGTATGGGAAAGCAACGAGGTTAAACACACCCCCGATACCGTCAGGACCGGAAGCTCCACCTTGGTTTTGACCAAGGAACCAGCCTTGAGTGCCATCGATGTCACCGGCGAAAATAGCGATATGGGAAACAGGTGTGAGGTCTGTTTCCATAAAGACAGCGACATCGCCTTCTTCCATTTCTTCTACTTCATCAAAGTAGTCTAGCATACCGTTTGTATGCCGTTGCTCCCAAATGTCTTTAACAAAGCCAGAGACTGTACAGTTAGCAAACGGCACGCCTAGCCAAATACAATATTTAGCGTATCCGTCCCAACACTGCCAACTAAACCAACCGTCAATATCGAAGCCGTAGCCAAGGACTTCGTCCTGAAATAATTTATACTTGCGCATTTTATTTTCCTTTCAAATTTTCAAAGGCTGCGAGCCAAAAGTAGCTCGCAGCAAAAGCAAACAGAGCAAGCTTCAGTGCCTGCTCTTTTATTCTATTTTTTATCATTTTTACCCGAATTTGATATTTTTTCGATAAACTCTCGAAAAAATGTTGTGTTAATCCCAAGCTTGTCGAAATTTTCTAGAATAGATTTTAGCTCAAAAAACAGATAACCGAAATAAAGTATCTGTAGAGCTCCCAGTCCAATTCCTTCAGGTAGCAAGATAGACAGCGGAATGCAAAAAGCTAGTAAAGCGATACTAGCAATCTTGCGAATAATTCCGTTGATCCCTTCTTTGCTACGAAATTCAATGTTTGGGTTGAGCTTAGCGGCCAGAGTCCCTGTCAGGAAGTCAATAGCCATAGCACCCATGATAAGTGCTAAAGTAAACACAATCAGTTCATCCTGCGTATCAATTAAGCCACGTAAGCCATGTGACCATTCCAAAACGTTAGCCTGCATTCATCACCCTTTCTTTTCTTTAGAC